GTCATTAAATCAGACCACGAATTGTATCGGTTGCCTGTTTGAGCTCCCGAACTCTTATAGATAAATACATCATAGGATTGTGGTTTGATTACAGTTGCTTTAGGCATTAGTTAGCCACCCAGTAAATCTTTTGATTATTTGCTGAAGCGATTGCGTATAAGAGATTAGGATTATTGACTTCTAAAGTAAGAGTTTCACCTGCACTTAATGGAAATCCATCTGTCGCTGCTGTACTACCTGCTGTGACATCTGAATTGCCAATATAAATTATTCCAGTATTAGTAATGTCAGCTTTTACTGTTACTCCAAACTTACAAGCAAATGATGTTGAAGTTATCTGTTCAGCAGTAGTGTCTATGTCTCTATTACTTCCGTGGTCTAGGGTTGAAGTGACCGAGCTAGTTACATCTACATCACCAATGTCTACGCCACTATTAGCTGCGAGTTTACCAATAGCGTTAGTACCTGCTGGCAAAGCACCTACTACATCTACTTGCATTTCATTGCCTGATATAGCATTGTCAATTGTTTCTACTGCTGTCTTTATGGCTGCCGAATTAGTTTCTGTAACAGTACCTGACACTGGTTGAGTAACTGCACTACCATCTACTTTCAAAGCATTTCCGGCAGTAACTTCTGCTCTCGTATCATCAGTACCATTTTTTAGCTCAACTGCACCAATCTCAATATCGCTACTCATGCTTACTGGTACAGGCGAGGCTCTTAATTCTGCGTCAGTTAATCCAACAGTGCTACTCCCACCACCACCACCACCGCCAGCGTTAGTAAAGTTATCATCGAATATAAATCTGTTACCGACCTTAACGACTCTACGAACTGGTTGATAGTTCTCTGCTCCCTGATCGCTAGGTTCAGACTGTTCACTTATATACTGCTCAATATTAACTACAGCTTTTTCTAGTTTTGTTAGATCAATATTAACTGGCAATGGTTTATTATCTGTTACAGCCTTTAACAACTTGGAGAAGTCCTGTATTTTTGTTTTATTATTGTGAGTTTGAGGTGAAAGTTGTTTTATTGACCTCTCCAAGTTCGTAAAGTGTTTTGTTAAATCAAGGCTTTTATCTATTTTCTCTAATTGTTTCTCAAGCCTAGCAAAGTCATACTCATCTTGCCCATTTATAAGCTCAGACAGGCTGTGTATAGCTTTTTCTAAACTTTCACTAGCCTTTATACCTTTTTCTTGTAACTCTCGGCTCTGGGCTTCTAATTGCCTTTTCTTTTTAGCCTTTTCAATTTTACGATTCATCTAAAAAGCTCTCCAGTTCAGATTTCTCTTGTTCAAGCTTTTTATTTTGTTTTTTCAACTTGGCTTCGGACTTTTTGATCTTATCTATCTGTGCTTTTGCCTTATCTAGCTCCGATTTGTCTACAGTACTTTTTAATTTATCTTCTAGCCGTTTAACTTTAATATCAGCCCCAACATTTCTAACGCTTTGCTCAAACTCTAAATCGACAACAGGTGCTAAAGCACATTCGCAATTAGGGTGTAGTGGTGGGTCGCCATCAGCAAACTCGCTACTGTCATAAAAGTTTTTATTCAAGCCAACTATCTCGCCATCATACGGTTCACATTGTGGACATGGGTCATTAACTACCCATTCTTTGCCCTCAACCACACCTGATTGCTTCCAAGCGTCCATTTGTGCCGAGCTTTGAGCAAAAGCTGTTTCAGTCCTAGTAACCATTATGGCTTGAGCTTGTGAGTCGAACGCTTCTCGGATACTGCCAGATATTTTAGGGATACCATCACCATTTCTAACACCGTCAGTGATTATATTTATAATTCTATCTTTGTCAGTCTTAACCATTGACTCTGCAAACTTTTCCACTCTTGCTTGAACAACTTTTCTAATATCGTATGGTTTATACACTCTTTCCTCAGCTACTAATTTCATAGCTTCAATACCAGATTGCGTTGCTACCTGTGTAAGTATTGGCTCAAAATCAATGGTTGCTTCTGTAATCAGCTCATCATCGTCCCATAGCTTTTTCTTTTGCATATCAGCAACTTCATTGGGCATATTGTCTAATGCTTTATCGACTAAGCGGTCAATAAAACTAGCTACCTTATCGGCAAACACTTTTTCGGCAGTAGTTCTAATCTCTTTTTGTCTATCAAAGTATTTAACTAACTTCTCAGGCATAATTCGTGGCGTAAACTTCTCATCAGTCTTTTTGCTTTTAATTATCTGTTTAGCTATTGGTTTAGCCATTGCTTTAATACGGCTATACTCAACAGCTTTAGCTTTAGCTTTGTTTACTACACGTCTAGTGTTTACATATCGTAGTGCTGGCGGTACATCGGTTGGTCGTTGCGAGTTTAATAAATCACCACCCTTAACAGGGTCATATCCTAATTCTTCTCTGGCTTCGTTAGTAGTAATAATATCAGCGTCTTTTAATGCTTTAACTTCCTCTACATGACCACTCTCATCTTCCTCAACAGGGTCGCAAAAGCCAAGTAATAAGTTATCGCCATACAACGGTACTAAAAATTCGTTTAGAGTATCTGTTATACCTTTCATATCAGGACGGACAGTCGAGCGATACCAGCTCAATAAACTAGCTTCAGCACTAGCTCGGTTCACATCATCAGTAATACCCATCACCGCTTTAGTGTTACCAAAGATGACCATGATTTTATCTCTAAGCCATTCTTGTTGCTCTAAAAATTGAGCGTCTTTGTTAGACATCTGCACGTTCTCGGGTTTAATACCGCCACCGAATATCGGTACTTTATAAGCGTTTTGCACTCCACCGTAAGTGTTTCTAAACTCTGAATGTAACTGTTTAAGCTGTTCGTCAGTTAAACTTTTCTCGGTAGTCAACATTAACTGTGCGATAAGTCCACGCTCAAACAATTTTTTATTAGCTTCCACCGCCATTGTGTCGGTATCAATAGCGTCCGCTGCTGCCATAACTGCACTTTTGCCTCGATAAAAGTTTTTAGGATCAGGCACTCGGAAGTGAATAATCTCATCAGGTGTATATTTAACTTCTATCGGCTCGCCTTTGATTGTGTCCTTATAAGTATAGCCCTGAATAATACGCTGGCTACCCTCTGCTTTGCCTAAGTCTATCTTGATTTTATCAGGCGGGAGAATGAATATATTATTGATTTGCAGTCCAGTACGCTCAACATACCAGAAAGCGTCACCAGCAAGCTTGCGGTGGCTCTGAGTGGTATAAAATCCGTCATAGGCAGATGTAAATTCATTAAACTTATCTAATGCGTCTAATAATGGGTGTGAATAGATACGTTCATAAACAACCTCGTCACGAACGGTGCGAACTTTGTATAATTCAAATTCAATACTAGCCACTTCTTTAGCAATCACGTCATTGTTGCGATATACCCAGCCTTTGTTGGCTTCCAATACTTTAGAACTAACTTGTGTCTCATCTACTAAGTCTCTGGTACTGAAGTCTAAGAACCCACCAGTGATAGACTTAGCTTTGCTCTGAACTTCTTTTATAACCTCGACAACATCTTGCTTTGCATCTTTGCCTGTTCTAACTTCGCCTATGATTGGTAGATTGATTTTCATAATTTTATTCGGGCCAGTAATCTTGTACTCGACCTTTTTTGTCTCTAACGACATTCCTCTCTTTATCTTGAGATACCGTAACGCTGGCTATTGATACTTTGTTTTCACTCCATTTTGCGTACGCCCATTCTGCTAATGCCCAGCTATCTGGGTAATCGTCATGTGCGTCAGGACTGTCTGGGTGATTAACCTTTAGTATCTGACCATTGTATTGTTGCTGAAGATCCAACATCTGCTGTCGGAACTTCTCACCATGTTTTTTATCCTGTTTTGGAATGGTCGTCAATAACCCTTGTATAGATAATTTAAGATTACGATACATATTATCTTTAGAAACGGCACTAAACTTAATGGCATATAAACCGCTATTCTCGTCTTGAAAACGTGTGTCGCTTATAAACATATCAGTTACAGGGTCGCCAACGCCAGTGCTGTCAATCCCTAACGCAACAACATTATAATTACCGATAAAATCTTTAATAATATCGAACTGGTCTTGATAATTCTCGCCTCGCAGTTCTAACCAATTAAGTATCTCTTTTACTTTCTTTTCATCATTCCATCTAATTATAGTAACCACCGTACTATCTGGGTGTTTAGCTACGTCAATTCCAGCAAAACAATAATCTTTTTCGTTTCTAAACGTGCAACGCCTATCCTCGTAAAGTAAATCCAATTCTTCTTGTGTAGTAAATTGTCCAGTTCCAATGAGCCATTTGCCAAAATACGGTCGCTGTATCTCATCACTATCTAATCCTGATCGCTCAATCTCTTGTCTTACCGTTTGCTCATACACTAAATGTTTAGCGTCATTAGTCCTTTCATAAACCTCACGCCTTTGTTTAGCTATATCCTCAAAGTATAATTTAAGACCGCCAGCTTGCCCTAATCTGTAAAAGTAGCATATCTGTGTGCCAGCCGTTCCTATATAAACTCTAGGTGCGTTAGTGCTTGCACCGATAGGCCAGATACTCTCTTTAACAATCTGGTCGTCCATATCCTGCGACTCCTCGAATATCATTAAGTCCAGCGTCTTAGATTCTGGTCGTGATGTCTTACTAACTGGTGCGATATAACAAGATGAGCCATCAGGTAGCACTAATGTCTTAGAGTTCTCTTGCTCTTTTATGATCTTAGCGGTGGCTTCATCTACGACTACCATTTCTTTAATACGTCTTAACGCTATTTTTAATCTATCAAAGTCAGTTTTGGCTTGCTCAATCTGCGGTGCGAATATCGCTATATGTATCTGTCTGTCAAAGTAAACTGATAACCAAGTAAGAATAAACTCAACTGTGTAAACAATAGCGGTGGTCTTTCCTGACTGCCTACTAAACTCAACAGGTATCTCGACTAGCTTTAACTTTTTAACATCTTCTTCGGTAGCACCTGCGGTTAATCTAAGGTTCTGTATTAACGCTTCAAGTATCTTATCTGATACAAGTTCTTGGTACGGATATAATACAATATCGTGCTGTATCTTGAGGTGGTCGGCTCTAAGCTTCCTCAGTTTGTCCAGCATTATTGCTCCTAAATATAGCTAACAAACTAGGGAATGGTGCGGGGGTCATACTCTTAAAGTCTTTATTTTTGAACTTTTCGCCATCTAAATCCCAAAATGTCAGCCGACCTTTTATAAACCTAACCTCTGCTTTATCTAATATGTAATCGTGAAAGTACCGAGTATCAGTTCTGCTTGGTATAAGCAATACTACTGTTGTGTTCGGTTTCCTAGACTCCTCGTAGCACTTTCTCACCCATTTAGAAATCTCTCTACCATAAGGTGGGTTACAAAACACAGTGTACCCCCCCCAATCTTGGATTAGCCCATCATCTATTGCAGTAAAATAAGTATTACATTTTGCAGATTTTTTAGTAGCACAAGGATCTAAGGTAAAGTTGAATTCTTTATTGATTCTGTCAAAAAAATCTTGGGGCGTACACCAAGCATTATTTACGTTGCTAAACATCAGTTCTCGGTTCATCATCTCCACCTAAGTATTTCTCTAGTATTTCTTTTCGTGGGTCGTTTATTTCTAGGTTAATCTTTTCTCCATAC